ATGTGGGTGGCATGGCGCACGGGGTTACTTGGTACCTGGTGCCCGGGTGTTCATGCCAACTGCATCCACAACGAGATCGCTGCTCTGGCGTGGCGATCTCTAGCTCCGTTACCCCTCGGTCCCGATCCTGTGCTGGGGCAAGGTGTCTTGAAAGCTTATGACAGGCTGAAAGGCATCGCAGCGCGTTATCGGGGCACACGTTGGAGCTACCTGAGAACGGCGGAGTCTTATAGTGGGGCTATGCGACGCCGTTACCTCGAAGCAGAGAGGAGTTTGCTGGTCGAAGGTCCTTTGGTTAAGAAGGATTGGAAACTGGCTGCCTTTCTGAAGGCCGAGAAGTGTGGAGCAGGGAAAGATGCCAAACCTAGGTTGATATTTCCAAGATCACCAAGGTACAATCTGGTCCTCGCTTCTTGGCTTAAGCCTTTTGAACATTGGCTGTGGGGCTTTTTGACCGCAGCTAGGCTTTTCGGGGGTTCTAATACCAGGGTTGTGGCCAAGGGTCTGAATCCCAGACGCCGGGCTAATCTCATTAGACGTAAGTTTAATGGCTTTTCCGATGGCGTCTGTTTTGAGGTTGATGGCAAGGCTTTCGAAGCCCACGTGACTCAACCTCATCTGCATCAGGAGCACAAGATTTACAAGAGAGCCTACCCGGGTGACTCCGAGTTGGCGGATGTGCTCAGTCTCCAACGATTTGAGGGGACGACGCAGAATGGTGTGAAGTTCTCCCGCCGGGGAGGTAGGGCCAGTGGAGACTTCAACACGGGCATGGGTAACTCGCTCATCATGCTCGCTAATTGTGTTGGAGTGCTATCTAGCTATGGCGTCCGCTACGACATTTTAGTGGACGGCGATAATGCACTGGTCTTTCTAGAGCGGGCCGACTCGGTTAGGGTTCTGGGGACTTTTTACCAGGATGTGCTGAATGCAGGTGGGTTTGAGATGACGTTAGAAAAGCCGGTGTCATACCTTGAGGGGATTAGATTTGGGCGTTCTGCACCAGTGTGGGTTGGGCACTGGACAATGGTGCGGGAGCCCTGGTCTGTGTTGTCTGGAGCCTATGCTAGCCACCGTTGGCTTAGAGAACCACGGTTCGGGCGTAGATGGGTTCATGGGGTTGCCCAGTGCGAGTTGTCACTCGCGCTGGGTGTGCCCGTCCTCCAGGCGGCAGCCCTCTCGGTCCTCAGGCAGACGGCGG